CAGGGAGTCACAAAATGGCGTTGAAATATATCTTGGATTCACTGGAAGGTCTGGACGACGGCGTCAAGGCGCTTTACACCGAAGCCGATGGCAAATTCACGCTGGGCGTGGAGGGCATTCCGCAGCCGTAGGCGCATGACGATGTAACCGGCCTGAAGAAGAAGGTGGACGAGCTGTTGAGCGAAAAGAAGGCGGCGGACGCCAAGCGCAAGGAAGCCGAGGACGCAGCCCGTAAGGCGGCAGAAGATGCCGCTCGAAAGTCCGGCGACGTGACAGCGCTGGAAAAGAGCTGGCAGGAAAAGCTTGCCACCACGCAGGCCGAAAAGGACGCTGAGATTCAGCGCCTCAACTGCAACCTGACTGGCGTACTTGTCGATAGCGTCGCAAGCCGTCTCGCCGCCGATCTGGCGGTGCAGGGTAGTGCCAATGTGCTGCTGCCGCATATCCGAGGCCGTCTGGCCGTGGATTATGTGGATGGTGCGCCAGTTACACGCGTGCTCGATGCTGCAGGCAAGCCGAGCGCGGCGACGATTGACGAACTGAAAGCAGAATTTGCGGCAAACCCGGCCTTCGCGCCGATTGTCGCGGGTACAAAAGCATCCGGTGGTGGGGCTTCCGGTGCAGGACGCGGCGGGGCCGCAAGCAAAACCATGAAGCGTTCCGAATTTGACGCCCTTGACTACGCCGCGAAGGCGAAAGTGTTCAAGGACGGCATCACCATTACCGACTGAGGATTTACACCATGGCAAACACTCTCACCTCCCTCCTGCCGACTCTGTACGAGTCGCTGGACATCATCTCGCGCGAATAGGTCGGCTTCATCCCGTCCGTCGCGATGGATGCCTCTGCCGCACGCGCTGCGGTCAATCAGTCCATCCTTGTCCCGCTGGCTCCGGCTGCAGCGGCTGAGGATGTCACCCCGGGCGTCACTGCCCCGAACGATGGCGATCAGGTCATCGGCAACGTGCCGATCCAGATCACCAAGTCCCGCGCCGTGCCGTTCCGCTGGAACGGCGAAGAGGTCAAGGGCATCAACAACGGCCCGGGCTACGCGAACATCAAGCGTGACCAGATCACGCAGGCGATGCGCACGCTGACCAACGAGATCGAGAACTCGCTGGCCGCGCAGTACATCGCCGCGTCCCGCGCCGTTGGCGTGGCGGGTACGACCCCGTTCGCGTCCGACCTGTCGGCTACCGCTGCGGCGCTCAAGGTGCTGAAGGACAACGGCGCTCCGAACGCTGACCTGCAACTGGTCATCGACACCACGGCTGGCGCGAAGATGCGCACGCTGACCCAGCTGACCAAGGCGAACGAAGCGGCGGACGCAACTCTGCTGCGTCAGGGCGTCTTGCTGGACGTGCATGGGTTCGCCATCCGCGAATCGGCGGGCATCAACCCCGTGACTCCGGGTGCCGGTACGCTGTACAAGTCCAGCGCTGCGGCCGCCAAGGGCGCGACCGTGATTGCGGTAAACACCGGTTCCGGTGCGATCAATGCGGGTGACGTGGTGACCTTCGCGGGTGACCCGAACCAGTATGTCGTGGCCGTGGGCGTCACTGCTCCGGGCAACCTGACCTTGGTCGCTCCGGGCCTGCGTCAGTCGCTGGCATCGGGCGTGGCGATGACTTCGGTCGCTGCGTTCACCCCGAACTTCGCGTTCCAGCGCAACGCCATCGTCCTTGTCACCCGCGCTCCGGCGCTGCCGGAAGAGGGCGATATGGCCGATGACCGCATGGTCATCACTGACCCGCGCTCGGGCCTGTCGTTTGAGGTTGCGATGTATCGCCAGTACCGTCAGGTGCGTTACGAGGTGTCGGTGGCCTTTGGGTCTGCCGTCATCAAGCCAGCGCACACCGCGTTGCTGCTCGGCTGAGCAAGTGAGTAACGGTAGTCGGGGCGTTCGCGCCCCGGCTATCTCTCGGAGGCGTAAGATGTCCATTCACGACCCCATTCCGACCGTTGCGGTGCTAGATCCCGATGGGTCGCACCGCATCATCAACCAGGCGGATTTGCAGCAACACCACCAATTAGCCGATGCGCCTAAACAGGGCGAGCCGGAACAACCCGCCAAGCGGGCCTATAACCGCAGGGCGAAGGACTGAGCATGGCTATTGCGATCATTGTCGAGGATGGCACCGGCACCAATCAGGCCGCGAACAGCTATTGCGCCGTGGCCGATCTGCGCAACTATGCCTTGCTGCGCAACGTGACTTTGCCCGTTGCCGACGATGATTGCGCCGTGCTGCTCATCAAGGCGATGGACTATATCGAAGCGCAGCGCGATAGGTTCAAAGGCATCAAGACCTCGCAGGCCAACAATGCGACTCTGCTACCTACCTACCTGATCGGCGATCCGCGTTACCAGTGGAACAACCCAACGATGGTTGCCGCTGAGTCAGCACAGGATCAGCCGTTGCAATGGCCGCGCACGGGCGTGTCGATCGACAGCGCGATCCTATCGAACAATGTCATCCCGCGTGAACTGCAATACGGCCAGATGGCTCAGGCGCTGCTCATCTATGACAAGCAGCAGAATCCTGCGAACTACGTTGTTAGCGGGCCGATCACGGAGCAAACGAACGAAGTCTCTGGCGCGGTGAAAACCACGACGCGATGGGCGTCGCCGTCCGCCAATCCCGGCCGCGTGCTGCCAGTCAGTGCGTTCGCCAACCCCGACACGCTGCTGAATGTGCTGTACAAGCGCGGCGCGTTGTCGATTGCGGCGAGCCGGTCGTGAGTATTATTGCCTACAAAGACGGCATCATGGCTTCGGACACGCGGGCCTATGGCGGCGACTATCTAACATCGCCAGGATAGAAGACCAAGGTCCACCGGCTCAATGATGGCTCTAGGATCGGCATAACATCCGCCATTCTCGGTATGCCTGAACGCTATGTGGCATGGCTCAATGCAGGCGCTGATCCAGCGAAATTCGGAGACGGATCGCCAGATTGTTGCGTGCTTATGGTTAAGCCAAATGGTGACGTATTCATCGCAGACGGTGGCCTATATTTGAGTGGGCCGATTCAATGCAGCATGCACGCCATCGGTTCGGGCGCTAAATTCGCTCTCGGCGCCATGGCCTTTGGCGCATCCGCAGCTTAGGCTGTCGAAGTAGCGTGCAAGTTAGATCCGCATTGTGCGATGCCATCCACGGTGCTTGGAATGGGGGCCGACGCATGACCTTCTATTCCAACATGGCAAGCGTCGTCACTTAGCAGTTAACCAGCTTCGGCATGCCTATGGCACTGCGTCGCGTGACGGCCGGAACCTATGACCCGGTGCTTGGCGTCACCACGGGCGGAGCATCATCGGACATCCCCTGCCTTGGCATCCTGACCCGCATCACCGACGATTACGCGAAGTCCTTTGCGGTCGAGGCCAACGACCGCATGGCTGTGCTGGACGGTGCCGTCACACCAATGCTGACCGACTTGTTACTGATTTCCGGCGTGCCGTGGGCGATTGTGCGGATCGAGCCGGTCGAGCCGACGACTACGCCACTGGCGTACCGATTACAGGTGCGCTCGTGACCTTCGCCGCCGACCTGGAACGGTTTAAGTTGGGCGCCGTGGCGAAAACGGACGCCACTGTGCGCGCCGTGACGCAGAACCTGTTCAATTCCATTGTCTTGTCATCGCCGGTTGATACCGGGCGTTTTAGGGGCAATTGGCAAATATCCATGACCGCGCCGATCACGTCTGAGACGGAGCGGCTTGATCCTACCGGCGCGACCGTGCTGGCCGAGATTGCGGCGGGCATCGGGCCTGCTGGCGGCAAGACTTTCCTTGCCAACAATTTGCCGTACGCGGAAGTCATTGAATTTGGTGGCTACCCCGATCCAGTCAAGCAAGGTTCGTGGGTCAAGGGTGTTGGTTGGGTCATCAAGTCCATCGGCGGGTTCAGTAAGCAGGCGCCGGCCGGTTGCGTCCGCGTCAACATGACGAGGATTCAGGCGATCTTAAGGCTGGCGCAGCACGGCTAACGCTTAGCTTGCTCGCGGATCATCCTGCGCACCCATGCCGCCGCCGTCTCGCCAGTCCCAGCAAGGATATCGGAGAGCCTCCTGGCGTCGGCATCATCGAGCGCCACGGGCGCCAGGACTTTGCCGGCGCGGCGGTTGCGCGCGAGGCTGCGAGCGGTGGCGGTGGCGGTGCGTTGCTTGGTGGTGCGAGCGGTCACCGGGTATCCCCGGACCGATACTGCGAGTCGATCCACGCCCAGGCAATGCACCGCTCGGCGTCGCCTAGCCATTCGATTGCAGGGTGAGGATTTGGGATCATGGCTGGTACATGCAGGATCACTGCGAGCCACGGCGCCGGTGGTGCGGTGGTGGGGTCGCTGGCCAGCGCGGTGGGCTCGCCGTGGCCTGCGTGCAGCGCGCGCCACACGCCCGCACCTGCGCGGTCCGTCATGGCCATCGCGATGGTGACCAGGGCTGGCCCCTGCGGCTCGCTGATGGCCCAGATGGCGACGTGGCGGCTGGGCCGGTCGCTATCAGCGATACGTGTGAGGTGCATGAGTCCAGTGGGCGAGGGCAGCTCGGCCACGCCATCGCTCTCACACTCAGCAACGATCGGCGCCAGTTGGGCCAGCAACCGGTCGTTGCATTCGGACCGGTACGACCGGCGCGAGTGGCCGGTCGTGAGGGTGACGTGGTGGAGGTATGAGGTAATCACGCAAGCCCCAACGACAGATCGTCAGGGACGCGCGCCCAACCTTTCGTCGCTGCCGCGATGGCGGCTTGCTCTGCCTCGCGCCAGAAGGCCTGACCGATCAACTTGGCACATTGATCCTCGACGGCGCAACCGTCGACCGTCAGATCATCGTCACGGCACTGCACGGGATCGGCTTTATGATTTGCAAACACTGCCAGCGCCGCGACTGAGATTGCCGCGAAACAGGATCACTTATGTCCCTGATCGACATCAATGCCGCTCTTGTCGGCGCTTATCAGGGCGCCGCGCTCGGCTTGCCTACCGCCTATGAGGGTCGCGATTTCCAAGCCCCGCCAGCGGCTCCCTGGGCGCAACTGTGGCTACTTCCCGCGCCCGTAGCCGTCAACACCTTGGGCGATACGGGCGACGACTTGCATACCGGCATCCTCTAGATCGACTTGAGTGTTCCGGCCAACACCGGAACCGGCGCACTGCTCGGCTATGCCGACACGCTGCGAGCCACGTTCCGGGCAGGTTCCACCGCAGTACACGGCACGCAATCGGTTCTGATTCTTGCCTGCTCCCGTTCCAAGCTGTCGCAGGGCGGCGGCTGGCTCACCATAAGCGTGTCCGTTTCATGGCGCGCCTACACCCCTCGTTAATTCACTCGGAGACGTCACCATGACGATTGCAAACGGCTCACGCCACAGTATGGCGTATGTCGCCGAAACGGTTTACGGCACCACGCCAGCCACCCCTGTATTCAAGGCGATTCGCCATACCGGCACTACCTTGGCACTCACCAAGTCCACCTATACCAGTACGGAACTGCGCGCGGACCGCTAGATCACGGATCTGCGCCACGGCACCAAGAAGGTTGGCGGCGCGATCAATTGCGAGTTCTCGGGCGCGGCGTTCGATGATTTCCTCGAGGCTGCGATGGGCGGCACATGGACGACTGGCGTCCTGAAAGCGGGTGTTGCGCGGAAGAGCTTCACGATTGAGCGCGACTTCGCCGACATTGGCCAATACCTGCGCTATGTAGGCACGGAATTCGACGGCTTCGACATCGACGTGAAGGCCGAGGGCATCGTGCCGATCGTGTTCAACGTCGTTGGTCAGGATCAGTCCAGCGCGACGACCATCGTCACGGGCGCGACATATACCGCCGCACCGACCAACAGTCCCTACGATGGCTTCAGCGGTACGATCAAGGAAGGCGGCTTGGTGATCGCCGTGCTGACCGAGGTCAAGCTGACGCTGAAGAACAATCTCTCGGAAATCTACGTCGTCGGCTCGCCTCTGACCCTGGAGCCGGCCATTGGCAAGTCCACTGTCACCGGCACCGTGACGGCGTACTTCCAAGACACGACGATGCTCAACAAGTTCGCCAACGAGACGGAATCGAGCATCGAATTCACCCTGACCGATGGCACGAACAGCTACGACATCCTGATCCCACGCGTGAAGTACACGGGTGCGCCGCCGAACGTGTCCAGTGACAAGCCCATCACCCTTGCCATGCCGTTCTCCGCGCTGCTCGATAGCGTGACCGGCACCAACCTGCAGATTACCCGGACGCCCGCCTAATGAGTCGGATCAACCGTTACAAGACCCGTGAACGGGCGAACGAGGGCATCAAGATCAAGTTGCTTGATCCATCGACAGGCCATATCGGCGATGACTGGGTCGAAGTCGTATCCAGCCTCTCCGATACGTTCCGTGAGGCCCGAGACAAGGCGCTGCAGGATGCCGGCGAAACGTCGGCATTGGGCGATGAAGGCAAGCGCAAGGACGCGATTGCCGAGGTCAAGGCCAAGATGCACGCAGCCCTGGTCAAGTCGTGGAGCTTCGACGAACCCTGCACGCCGGAATCGGTGCGGGAGTTTCTGCGCGAGGCTCCGCAGGTGGCGGATGCTGTCGTTTCCGCAGCGGATGACCACAGCCGTTTTTTCGGCAACGGCTTGACCGGCTCCAAGAATGGGCCGAAGGGCAAGTAAGGCTCTCGCGCCCACCGGAAGGTTCCACCGTCCCGCTGATCAAGCATCTGCGGGCCGTGTGGAAGCAAACGGGCGTCAAGCCGCAAGAACTGGCCGAGATAGGCGAGCCACCGGAAGAGCTGGCCTATCTCTGGCATTGGCTGAATGAACACGCACCACCGCTGCTGTATGCGGAGTTGGCGCACTGGCAGACCATGACCCATCGCAAGCTGAAACCGTGGGAAGTGGAGACGATGATGCGACTTGACCGGGTGAGAAACTGATGGCTACAGAAACAGGGTCACTCGTTGTCGTCGTTGACTCGACGAGCGTCGTCAAAGCCTCCGAAAATCTCGACGCGCTGGTGGTTTCCGGCGCCAAGGCTGAGGGCGCCGCTGCCGGGCTAGGCGCATCGGCTACGGCCGCAACCAAGCAGCTAGAGGAAATGGGCGCAGCGGGCGCGGCATCTGGTGCCACCGCTGCGGCAGGCGTATAGGGCATCTCGGCGGCTACCAAGGCATCACAGGACGCGATGCGGGCGTGGCTGAGTGAGACTAACGCAGCACTGGATTAGGTCGCGGCGGGCGATGCGGCAAGGATGGCTGAACGCGAAGCCGATATGGCCGGGCTGGACGCGGCAACGGTTAAGTCTATCCAGAACTGGGGCGGCATCAGTTCGGGGGCGGCTGCGGCATCGGCCAGTGTTGAAAAGGCCGCTGAATCATCGGTCACAGCCGCAGCAAGCATCGAGACTGTTGGCGCAGCATCTGCTGCAGCATCGACTGAGGTCAATGCGCTTGCCGAAACTACGAAAGTCGCCGGCGATGAATTCGCAGTTTACGGGGACCACGTTGGCCGCTGGGGGGAATCGTTTGCAATTCCCGCCCAATCAGCTGCTGAGGCGACGGTTGCGATTGAAGGCATGGGCGCGAGCATGGGCCCGGTTGCCGACGCTGGTGCAGCCGTAGAGGCGAGCGTCAACAAGGCTGCCACCTCTACCGTCCTCATGGGCGAGACGGCTGAAGCTGCATCGGCCCGCATCAAGGCCATGATCGCCGCTTCGCTTGATCAAGTCAGCGCAAATGGCATCGTCGGCGAGAGTGAGCGCAGCCTGGCAGAGCGCGCTGCACAGCGCGCCATGTCTACGGAAGCGCAGATTGCAGCAACGGCGGCACTAACGGACGCTGGCTATACGCAGGCCGAAATGAATGCCCGTGGTGCCGCCATACTGGAAACTGAGAATCGCGTTCGCCTAGCGGCAATAGCTTCAACCGAGGCTGAAACAGTGGTGGTCAATGCCAACACCGTTGCCAAGGGTATGAATTCGCGAACGGCCTATTCGCTGTCTGCGCTTCTTTCGGACGCGGCATCGGGTTAGTTCTCCCGATCAAAACGCGAGT